AAATATCATGTGACCGCTGAAGACAATGGCGACATTGTGGAAACCGAAGGCCATTGGTGGTTTAAAGACAAAACCGTAAAGACCGCTTTTGACCAGGTCAAACAAAGTGATGTAGCTGATTGGATCGAAAAAGAAACAACACAAGACGGTGTAAATTCAATAAAATCACAGCTGCAAAGCCAAATGGACTACATCAAAAAAGGGGTAAACAATGACTTGCCTTGGGGAAATCAGGTTTTTAAAGTCAAGTTTTAAGGGCCAAAAATGACAACCCCCTACGACATAATTACCCGATCGCTGAAAGATATTGGCGCATTAGAAGCTGGGGAAAGCCCGTCCGCGGATGCTGCCCAGGATGCGTTCGATATGCTGAACGACTTGTGCGCCCAATGGTCCAACGAAAACATGATGGTCTTCTATAAGACCGAAATCATTTTCCAAACCGTACAAAACACCGTGCAATACACCCTTGGACCAGGCGGATCGGTCGGGGCTACATTCACAGGATCGATCTCAGGCACAACCCTAACAGTCCCAGCGGATGGCGTAACAGCTGGTGCGATCACTATGGGCATGACTCTTAGTGGATCAGGCGTGACAGCGGGAACGACCATTGTGGGCTTTAATACGGGCGCTGGTGGCAACGTAAACGAAGGCGGCACATATTCCGTTAGCAAGTCCCAAACGGCTGCCAGCACCACGATTACGGCCTATTACGAGCGCCCATTGACAATCGAATCGGCCTTCGTGCGTGTGGCAACCCAACAAGGCGGCTCAAACATTGCTGGCGGCTACCTGGATTACCCCGTGTCAATTCTTAGCCTGGAAGAGTACGAATCATTAGGCATCAAGCAGCTAAGTGGTCCGTGGGCCAAGATGATCTACTACCAACCCAGCGAAACCCTGGGAACGTTGTATGTTTTCCCGAATCCCTCTAGTGGTGAGCTGCACTTGTTTGCTAGCACTATCTTTCGCACTTTCGAGAACTACTACGAAACCATTACGCTGCCCCAGGGCTACAACATGGCGCTGCGGTGGTGTTTGGCGGAACGTTTAATGCCAATGTATGGCAAAGCCAGCGCCACGCAAATTACTTTGATCAACGGGTTTTCCGCCCAGGCCAAGGCCACGATCAAACGCACAAACATGAAGCCGCCACAAGTGGCCCGTTATCCTGATTCGTTATTGATGGGCAAAGCTAAAGATGCTGGCTTTATCATGGACGGGGGATTTAGATAATGCCTGATTTTGGCTTTGTCGGGGCTTCTTACGAAGCTCCATCGATCTACCAGGATGCCCAGGAATGTATTAATTTCTTTCCCGAAGTTGATCCAACCAAACCCCAAGGCGATCGTGGGGTGTCTGCGCTATATCCAACGCCTGGCTTATCTTCCCTAGTCCTATTCCAAAACCAGCAAGAAGTCCGCGGCATGGTCACGCTATCTGGTGGCAGCATCATGGTGGCGGTTTGCGGGCCTTATGTCTACGCGCTAACGTCCAACTTTATTGGAACGTTGGTGGGGCAGCTCAACACTACAACGGGGCGCGTAGGAATCAACGACAACGGCATTAACGTCTATATTGTGGATGGATCAAACCGATATACCTGGTTTATTTCTAGCCCATCTTCTGCGGTGTTTACGGGTTCTATATCGGGTACAACCCTAACGGTTACGGCAATTACAAACGGCACAATTGCAGCGGGGCAATCCCTTTTTGGTGTGGCGGTAAGTTCTGAAACCGTCATTACAGCGCTGGGATCGGGAACTGGCGGGATTGGTACTTACACAATTAACCTATCCCAAACAGTCGCCAGCCGCCAAATGAACAGCACTACGGTAGGCGCAAGGGTAACGGGATCAATTACTGCCACAACCTTAACCGTAACCGCGGTCGCAAGCGGAACGTTATATGTTGGTCAAACCATCCAGGGAACTGGTGTAACTGCGCTAACTATCATTACCGCCTTGGGAACTGGATCGGGCGGGGCTGGAACTTACACAGTTAGCACAAGTCAAACGGTAAGCTCTACAACCCTATATGGCCTTAATTTTTCGCAGCTGCCAAGCTCAGACGGGGCATTTACGGGCGGAACAAACGTGGACATTGTGGATAACTACTTTGTTTACAACCGACCAGATACCCAGCAGTTTGGCTGCTCAAATGCTTTATCCCCTATTTCTGGCAGCACTAACTTTTCCAGTAAAGACGGCGCACCTGACGATTTGGTGACGTTAATCGTGGATCACCGCGAAATCTACTTGCTGGGAGAAACATCCAGCGAAGTATGGGTGGACCAGGGCACAAGCCCATTTCCGTTTACCAGGATTCCAGGCACATCGACCCAGCACGGCATTGTTGCGCCGTTTAGTGTTGCCCGCCTGGGAAATTCGTTTGCATATCTATCAAAGAACAACCGCGGAACGGCCCAGATCGTTCAAATGAACGGATATATCCCGCAAAGGATTTCAACCCACGCGGTCGAAAACAGCCTAAACGGGCAAACCATTACCGATGCGGTGGCCTGGACTTACCAGCTGGAAGGCCACGAAGTTTATGTAATTAGTTTCCCAACCCTTCAGCTAACCTGGTGTTATGACATTGCTACCCAAATGTGGCACAAATGGCTATACACGAACAACCTGGGCCAATACGAGCGCTGCCGCGGTAATTGTGCTGCGGTGTTCCAGGGTTATGTTTTGGTCGGGGATTACTCCAACGGCAAGATTTACCACTTAGACCGCAATGTTTACACCGATGACGGGCAAAACGTTAAACGTCTACGCCGCGCCCCACATTTAACGGTAGACCTACAAAGACAATACTTTGAAGAGCTGCAGCTGCAGTTCCAGCCTGGCGTTGGATTAAGCACGGGCCAGGGTGACGATCCCCAGGCTATGCTTCGCTGGTCAAGTGATGGCGGCTCTACCTGGTCCAGCGAACATTGGACAACCATTGGCAAAATCGGTAAATACACAAACCGCGCAATATGGCGGCGGCTGGGCACGGCAAGGGATCGAATCTTTGAAGTGTCTGTATCTGATCCCGTGAAGGCCGTTATTATTTCGGCTAACCTAAAAATGACAGCTGGGGAAAATTGATGGCACTTTTACCCAATCCGCAAACGCAACCCTATCCGCAAACGGAATTCCTGGACGGGCAAACCAAACGCCCAACCCGTGCCTGGCAGCAGTTCTTTATTAACTTGCTGAACTTCAATAGCTCGACCACAGCGACCGCTGGATCGGGTTCATTGCCAGCTAATCCCGTTGGATTTATCAATGTGACCGTAAATGGGGTGGCCTACAAAGTGCCTTATTACAACCAATGAACCTAGAGCTGCTTAGAAAAGACGTTCCAACCCGCGAAGAAATTTTGCGGCTGCAAGACGAAATGGCTAAAATGCCCCAGGCAGAATTGAAAACCGAACACTACTTTTCGCAAGGGATGTATTGTCGGAAAGTATTTAGAAAAGCTGGGACAATCATTGTTGGCAAGGTACACAAAAAAGATCACTTTTTCATGTGCGCCCAGGGGCAAATTATTGCCTGGTCCGAAAAAGGCATGGTGACTTTGAACGCTGGCGATGTGTTGTGCAGCAAGTCGGGAACAAAACGGGTGACTATGGCGGTCACGGATGCAATTGGCATCACGGTACACAAGACGAACAAAACGGATTTGGACAAAATCGAAAAAGAGTTAATAGAACCAGACGAATTGGCTTTGTACGATTCTTCTAATAACATCAAGGTTAAAGCCTTGGAGGGTAAATAAATGACTTGGGTAACTGTTGCGGTTGTAGGTGGCGGCGCTACGCTAGCTGCTGGATACATGGGGGCGCAAGCTGCCAAAGATGCGGCGGCTACATCTGCGGCTGGAATGCGCTATGCGGCGGACACCAATCGGGAAATGTTCGACATTACCAATAAAAATCTTGCCCCATATCGCGACCAAGGTCAGACCACATTAAAAGAATTAATGACCAGGATGCCAGAGTTAACTAAGGCATATACCCCAGAAGACTTTTCTTATGGCATTGATCCAGGTTATCAGTTCCGCCTGGCACAAGGCCAAAAGGCTGCAGAAAATCAATATAACCGTGCTGGCGGCCTGGTAAGCGGAAACGCTATGCAAGGGATGCAAGACTACACCCAGGGCCAGGCTGCCCAGGAATTTGGCGCAGCTTTTGGACGCAACACAACTAACCAAACCAACATTTTTAACAGATTAAAAAGCATTGCCGACATGGGCTTGAGCGCCACGGGAACAACTGCTAATGCTGCTACAAGCGCGGGCCAAACCATTGGATCGGCGCAAATTGGAGCTGCCAACGCTGAAGCTGCGGGAATTACTGGACAAGCAAAGGCCTACGGCAACACCCTACAAGGCATGGCTAACTATGGAACGCTTCCGATGTATATGGGCGGCGGCGGTGGTATGCAATCACCTTACAGCGCCTTCTACACGGGCGGAACTGGCGGCGGTGGCGCAGCTGGCGGCGGCATGGGCTTTAATGGCGGCGCAAGCGGAAATATCGGTTCTATGGGTGGCGGACAAGGCATCCAGTTAAAACTATAAGGAATTGATATGGCAACATACGTTAGCAATCCCCCGCAAATGTACGAAGGTCCGCAAGTAGTTCCTATTTCGGAAATGATTAATACTGCCCGTGCGGGACAAGCACTTCGCGCAAGTGAACAAGCTTATCAACAAGCGCAACAAATGAATCCCCTGGCGGTTTCAACGGCGCAAGAACAATTAAAACAAA